AAACCGTCCCGCCGCTCCAAATCCAACTGAAAGTCAAATCCTTGCCGGTATAAGCTGTCATTTTGTTTCTCCCTTGTTACGTGTCGATCTGAATTCTGTAGAGTCCGCCTGACATAAAGACAGGGGTCAAGCTAGACAACTCGTCGGCGCTTTCAAGTTCGCTTTCGAGTACCGTCCAAAAGTTTGTGTATCCCGTTACTGTGAGTGTTTTCTTGTGAAGGAGAGCGCGTATCTGCGCATGGATAGCCCCCGCCGATTGCGCCGATGCCGCTGAATATGCCCTGACAAAGTAGACGTAGTTTCCCAAGTCAGACGGGTTGATGTTCTCGGGACCGCCCGCCTGGAGCGAGAAGACGACGTAGGGATAGCCCGCAACGTTGGGAGCGCGAATGTGGTAAATCGAGGTAGCGGTAGCCAGCAAAGAGGTCAGCGCCGTGCCGCCGGATAGCGTCGAATACAACGCAGAATCACAAACGTTCATGTGTCACCTATGAAGTTGTAGGGATTAGGGGATTATTTCTCTACCATCTCGCGGTAGGTTGTGCCGTCTTCAAATTCTTTGCGGATCTTTTCGACTGCCGGTGTCACAAAGGGATGAGCCGCCATCTTTGATGTGCCAAATTCCTGATGAATGGCATAATCCACGCATGGACCGAAACGCGCTTCGCCTTCACCCGGGGTCGGATGAGGTTCGGTTTGAACGCCAGGGTTCTTAGATTTTGCGTCTTGTGCTGCCTGTTGGTAATGATCTTCTTTGCTCGTCACGACATAAACAGAATTGCGCATTGCTGAAGTCTCAACCGCCGCTTCTTCTTTTGCATATCTTTCGCCGTCGAACGCCAACTTCCTGACAATCTTGTCCGTGTTGGTATCAGCGTCACGAATGATGCGGTCAAGTTCTGAGGTGTCAAGATTCCAGTTCAAATCAGACGGCATGGATTACTGCGACTTTCTCGGTCTGCCAGGATTGAAGCGATGCGGGTTCGATGCGATATGTTTTCCCGTTCCATACGATCTCATTGTCTGCATTGATCGTCGTGTCGTAAGGAACGTGTAATTCTAACTTCGTGAAGGGTTGAATCGCCCCGCCAGCAAGCGGCATCATTCCAGAGGTGAAGTCAACACGGCATGAAACGGACGCGGTAGCCGTCCCCCATGCTTCTGTCACTCCCCCCGCTCCGTCGTTGGTCACGGTCTTTGAGAGGATCACGCATGTATCCGGCATGAGCTGTTCAAGAGCGTCGCGCATGTAGGTGAGGTCGTTGTTGCCTAGCATGTGTCTGACCTTTCAAATGAGATTGACCGCGCCCCTGATTGCATGGCGTAGTAGCTTGCCATCTGTAAGGCTTGTGCGAGTTTGTCGGATAGGTTGACCGACTGGTTGCCCGCCTTGAACGTCACCTGGTCAGCGTAGTGGGATGCCTTCTGCCGCCACACTTCACTTGCCGCGGCGTTGATGTCGAATGAGTGATAGGTTGCGAAGTAAACCAACCCTGCCGTGTTCGCTGTGAACGTGACCAACCCGAGATTGTAGTCCACGGAGTAGGACGCGGCTGACACCGTGTTTCCCACGCTGTCCGCAATCCAGAACACGCCTATTCCAGATTCGATGTTGTGATTACCAATGTAGTAGCGGGTCGTGGACAACACCCCTGTAGACATTTCCATGACAGGTAGGATTTCCTGCGAATAGCCGTCGAAGCGGTGTTTATCCAGGATCGTTTGCAATTGCGCGTCAGACCAATAGGGGTTGCCCGCGATTACGTAGTCATTCACCCCCGCGCCGCACATCGCCCTCAGTTGCGAGATGACGTCGCCCATGCCAGCGCGAGCGGTAGGTGTCGGATATACGGCGTTGATGATAAGGATCGCGGTTGATTTTGTCCCGTCTGAGAATGTTCCCGTCACCTCAAGGTAGTGTGTACCCAAAACCGTCAGTGGTCCCAAGTCGACGTAGACATAAGGACTGACAACCGTCACTGTTGGAGTGAGCGCCGTCCCACTTGGCGGTGTGTGAATAATCGTCCCGCCCGTAACAGTCCCGCCCGTCGGTAGGTCATTGGTGAAATCGACGGTATATGTTCGGACTTCACTTAGTCCCTGAATGTTGTTACTTGAGAATGTCGCCAATTAGTCACCTCTTCCGGCGGTATTGATTTTGGCTTGCCGTCTCACTGAATGGATTCTTTGTTTTTCGATTACCACGACGCTGTTTTCAGCGGGCTTCTTGATATAGAATTTGGTGGGGCGTGTGCGCGGGCACATCGCAGATGCGTTCACTTCTGATATAACATCGGATAATGTTTGTGCAACTTCCCCACTTACTTTGACTTTACCCGTCGCATTCATTCCAACCGATTCAAGTGTGATGTTCGATCCTGCTTTGACGAGTGCCTTGCCTATTGAGACGATGCCAACGTTGGCAAGGGTAATATTCGCGTTCGCTGTGATCGAAGGATAAGACGCCCCGCTTGTGGCAACCAGTCCAACGTTTTCAAGTGTATGACTGACCGCGCCTTTGATTGTCGCCTTGCCTGTTGCTGAAAACGCGCACGAATCCAGGCTCTTTGACACCGTACCTTTGACCGCAACCTTGCCCGATGCAGCAACAGTGCATGAATCAAGGTAAGAGGTCAACGCGCTCTTGACAATCGCTTTTGCGGACGAGGATAATGACACGCCGCCTAATGTTGCGGAGACTACCCCACTTACCTTGACGCTTCCCGTTGCGCTTGCGCTGACGGCTTGCAATTCCTGAGACAATGAAGCGGTGATCGAATCGGCTTGAACGTGCCCGGTAGCGGCTAAAGATGAATCCTGCAATGTGCTGAATACCGCGCCCTTGACTTCAACCTTGCCGTTTGCTGAAAACGCCGCGCTTTCAAGTGTCTGGCTAAACGATCCTGTCACGCTCGTGCTGCCCGGTGTGTAGTCCACAACGACACAGACATAATCCAGGTAGAAGGTCACGGCTGTGGTCGAGCTTCCCCTTATCGCGCTTGAGAGTATCTTGAAATCCGCGCTCTGGAGATTCGCAAGGGTCGCCGGAATGACAAGGGTTCTTACGAGGTCGGTTGTCGGCTCTGCCGTGTGGTTTAGGGTTGTGCCTATCTGTGTCGCGCCGTCGAACGCCTGTGTCCTCAGCGTTGCTACGCTCGCCGTTGTGGAGACGTGATACTCGAAGGTCACGGTGACGCTGTTGATCGTGTCGTTCACGCCAATGTCAGAGAAGTCGAATCCGCTGAAGTAGCTCGAGACAGTCCCGTTTTTCGCAGGCGCAGCTGTGGCATATACCGCGTCGTCCGCATAGGCATTACCCGGATTCGTCCATCCGGTTGTACCTACAGCGTTGCTCGTCGGATAACGGGTAATGATTGTCACTATGCGTTGCCGTCCGTGAGGGTGAAGCCAGTAATGTTGATTGTCTGACCTGCAGCGATACTAACGTTATCGAGCGTCATGTCGCCGCCCCCACCCGTTGCCGTGACACTTCCCTGCGCGTGAATTGTTACGCCATCGGTTGCGTAGATTCTGAAATGTGCGGCTGTTCCGGCGGCATCTGCAGCAGCATCCGACCATGTCCCCGCCATTGCCTTACTGCCACTGGAGGCTGCCGCCATCCAATCAGCGGGCAATGCGAGTGTGGCTAATACCGTGCCTGAATCGGCATCGGTGATATTCGCGGGGGCTGCCCCCGTGCGAATCTTGAGAACGGCGCTGGCTCCAATGGCTGTTTCGATGGCGTCAAGACGAGCGTTTCTAACTGCAACAGAAAATTTGAGTGCCATGCCTTACTCCCGTCTTACGACTTGCTCAAAATAACTTGTTTGTACACATTCTCAAATCGCTTACCCATCGCCGCTAAACTGTGTTCCTTGACGACGTGCTCGCGTGCCTTCTCCCCCATGTACTCTCTTAGTTTCTTGTTTCCAATCAGCGCGTCTATTGCGTCTTTTATCGCGCCCGGGTCACGCGGCGGTACAAGTAACCCCATTCCGTCGTGTATCTGCGCCCGCCCGCCCGCAACGCTTGTCGAGATACACGCGCATCCCGAAGCCATCGCTTCTGTCAGACACAGCCCCCACGTTTCTTCATAGGTCGATGGAAAGATGTAAATGTCGGCGTGTTTCAATCCAACCGCAATTTGATCGCGTGTCAATCCGGTCATTATCTTGATTCGGATATTTGTTTCCTGTGCGAGTTGTTGTAAATATCGCATTCCCTTGTGTGGATAATTAGCCCACGCGGATGAGGTGAAAATGGATTCTTCTTCTCGCAGGTCAGGGTCGGGGTTGAAAACATCTGTGTCAACCCCCAACTCCGCGACGTAATCTACCCTGAGTCCATTCCGCTTGAAAATGTCCGCTGAATATTCGTTCAAGGCGAGGACTGGAAACCGATTTACAGTTTCGTTCATGTTGACGCGGTGACTCTGACAACTTCCATCGCATACGCCATTCACAGCATTGCAGGATTCGTCGCCATTCTTTAGCATCACGTTGTCAGAGCAGAACGGCCAATAGTTCATCAACGCCCAAACAGACGGGACTTCGCTTTCGTGTAAATAATCTACCGTGCTCAATGGCATTCGATTATTGATCGTCCATATCTGCACGACATCCGGCTTGAATGTGTCAATCGCCTCGCGGATTTGGTTGGTGTGCAGCCACGCTATCTCATGTCCCCTTGCCTTCAATGCGCCCGTGAGGTCGCGCAGCATCGACTCTGCCCCGCCGCCACGACCCGGCTCTCTGGTATCCTCATGCCACTGCAATATTCGGAGACTCATAGGCTATTTTCTTTCATGTAATTGGCGGCTTGTAATAGCAAAAACGCATTATCTTGAAAGCGACCTAATCCAAGATTGCATTCGTGGCACAATAGACCCCTAACCCTTCCGGTTTCATGGTCGTGGTCAACACATAAGCGTCTCTTGAGTTCGCTTTGGTCTTTCCCGCAAATTGCGCACTTTCTATCCTGTTTTATAAAAAGAGCGATATATTCTTCTGCGGTAATTCTGTAAACGTCTGTTATTGTTTTTAGGGCTATCTCATCCCTATGTATGGAATAATAATTCTTGTGATATTCCTTCTTTTCTTCTCTGTGTGACGCCTGATATATTTTTGATTTAGCGGCACAATCTGCGCATGTTACTTTTCCGGGTCGTGCTGGCTTTTTGCATATGGTGCAGAGACCTTGAGCCTTGCAGTCATCGCGCCATTGTTTACTTGTCGCAATCGCCTTTTCTCTGTGGGCTTCTCGATATCTCTGCATATATGCGTTTTTTTCTTCACTATTCATGTGGCACGTCCGATAAATACGTTTTGTACCATTCGATTGTTTTTTGTAATCCCTTAGAAATGGAATGATTAGCGTGCCACCCAAGATTATTCAGCTTGGCGCTATTCAGGTATTGTTTTCTTATCTCATAGAAGCCGCGTTCCTTGTCCACTAATTCCGGTTCCTGACAACCGACGATCTTGGCTATCGTTTTGGCAATCTCCATAGGTGACGACTGTTCGCCCGAGCCAACGTTGAACGCGCCAGGTTGACCATGTTCTGCGAGGTGGATATAAGCGTTCACGGCATCATCGACATACAGCCATTCGCGCCTGTCGTTTACCGCGTCGCCGTACACCTGCGGTGATTCGCCTTTCAATGCCAGTTTGCACGACTTGGGAATCAACCGGCTCCAATTCAAGTCACCCTTCCCGTAAAGGTTCGCGCATCTGACGACAATCGCGCCGTAAAGCATTCCAATGTGATCCGCGCATGTCTTACTGACCTCATACGCTCCTGTCGGTCTGAGCGACATTGATTCTGTGTAGGGTAATCCGTCGTGATCGCCATACGCCTTGTCGGACGAGGCTATCAATGCCTTGATTCCAAGCCTCTTACACGTATCGAGAACGTTCAGCGTTCCCATGATGTTGGTCTTCAACGCCAACGAGGGTGATGCTGAAGCTATCTTGACGATGCTCACGGCAGCGAGGTGAAACACGACATCGGCTTCGCTTGAGGATATAACGCGGTTGACAAAATCGGCGTCCGTCACGTCCCCATATTCGACACGGCAATCAACCTGTAGCGCGTTCAAACTCGTGTGCTTATTGCGAGACAATGAGGTCGCGGTGACTTCATGTCCTTGCGCGATGAGAGCGCGACAAAGATTCGCTCCGAGAAAGCCTTCTGCTCCGGTGACGAGTGCTCTCATTTCGCACCCCTTACCCACACGAAGGCTTTCTGCAATGTGCTGGCAACCCGCTCCTCGTGCTCAATTCCTTCTTCTCGCATCTCATTCAAAAAGATGTGCATAAGCTCATGGACTACCGTTGCCTCGATACTCTCATCCGATTGTGATTGCAGATGGGTGATGTTGAATGTGATCGTGTGCTCAAGGTATTCCCAGTGAGACTCGCAGATAGCGTCAGCGTCCAACCCGCCTTCCCAGAAGTCCACAAAGACAGTGTTGATCGTGTGGAAGCCCAGACCCGTCCAATGAATCCACCATTTCAGGTATTTGTTGATGAGCTTCTTCGTCTGTTCGGGTGATCTCATTGTTCGCCTCTCGCGCCATTGAGATACTTTGCAGCTTCCAATAACAATTGGTCATTGTCTTGAAAATAACCAATTCCAAAGTTACATTTATTACACAAAAGCCCTCTTACTGCGCCTGTCGTATGTTCGTGGTCAACAAACAAATGCTTCCGCAGTTCACTTTGGTGTCTTCCGCAAATTGCGCATCTGCCGCCCTGTTTTATGAACAATTCGTTATATTCTTCAATCGTTATCCCATAGTTATTTAGAAGACATCCATTTCTACTGGCATCAGGGTCTGCCCGATATCTAGCCGCGTCATAATTGTGTTGTTTTTCTTTATGCGCCTCTCTATATTTATGGTGGTACTCCTCGTGGATTGCGCACAGGGTTTTTCCGGGAATCGCAACCTTTCCGCAAGCCGTGCATAATCCTTTTGCTTTTCGTTCTTCATATGCGGCGACAAATTCTTCTCTGTGTTTTTCCCGATATTGCCTGCGCCATTCTTCTGCCTTCTCTTTATTTCTCATTTGTTGCCTTCATTTCTCCTCCCGAACATTTAGAAAAAAGAAATCTCCTGCTTCGTGCTCTTTGTACTGGTAAAAATATTCGACACATTGGAGATGGCAGGGTACAGGCTTCCTGCTCATGTCTATCGTGTTGTCTATCCAATTACCCAAGCAGGTTTCTTTCCATGCAAACGAATTGATTGCTGACTGACACGGCCACGCGTCCCCGTTCGGCGCGATTGTCAGATGATTCACTCCGCCTTCGCAGACAAGGGGTGTGTCCTGCGGTTTGGCGAGTTCGGGTCTGCCGCCGCAAATCGGGCTTATCAGCATCTTCTTACCCATTGCATGGGTGAATTCAATCGCTCGTTGTGATCTTTCTACGTTCTGGTTGACCCGTTCGATGTTGGACGAGACGTTGTAACCCGCCTCCGCAAGTGTGAGCATTCCAAGTTTCCAGCCGTCGAAATACCATGAGTAACGCTTTGCGGCTTCGGGGTGGTAGCTCAAATTGATGTTGAATATCTGCGGCAATCGAAGGTTTGCCAGTTCGTCAATCTTGTCGCGGTTCAATCCGTTGGTGGATAAGCACCATTTGACGTTCGGGAAGGCACGCATGAGGTCAATCGACCAGGGGACTGATAACGGCTCGCCTCCCGCAAGTGTGATGAAATCCGGTGTGTCACGTTCGATTGCCCGCGCCCAATCTTCCATTGGTCGCAAGGGAACGTTAGTCAGTTCGGGATTCGTGTTGATTGACCGCCGTACCCAACAGTAGGAACAGGTGAGCTGGCATTTCCAGGTGATATTGAGTAGGTAGTTTTTTATGATTGCACCGCCGCCAGCGCCTTCGTGACATCAACAGACTGATAACTACGAAGGTACAATACGGGTCTTTGGCATGTTGAACAGTATATTTTTTTACCTGTCGGCCAGTTGTGGTCAACTTCAGGATCGTCAATCTCTCCTATAACGAAGTACACGGGGTTTCCATATTTATCATCCACACCCAAATTTGAAACGAGTATAAAATCTATTGAGAGCGGCTCGCCACACGAATCGCATTGCCCATCATAATGCGTAAAAATCTCAACAAGTTTTTGTTTATCTTCCATTGAGTTCTCCTCCAACTTTAGAACGTCACCAATTCCAACCCACCCTTGTTGTGCAGATTCTTCTCGATGTCTTCGAGGATGGGTTTCCAGTATTTCTCCACAATCTTGTCAGCGTCGTATGCCAGCGCGCCGTCTCTTGCCCTGCTCCGATAGTCAACATTGTTCTTGACTTCGTAGGCTTTGAACAGTCTGTCTACCACCGCGCCGACCGTGACCTGATATTGCCAGGCTTCAAAGAACGGCTCGTATCGTGGGATTGCTTCTGTCTTAGGAATCTTCCAACCCGAGAAGCACAACTCACCCATGCTAGTCCAATCGCCCGTGATGACAGGACAGCCACACGCCTGCGCTTCGATAAGCGGAATGCCAAACCCCTCACCCAGTGAACACAGCATCATCACGTCGAACGCGTTGTAAATGTCGACCATGTAGGTGTCGGGCATTCCAACGAGGTAGTTATAGAGGTTGGCGAAGATCACATCGGCTTCAGGGTCAACGGGTGTGTTTATTCCCCTGAAGTGATCGACTTTCAACTTCATAATTTCGCAATATTTGAGCAGGTTCACAGATTCCCCGCCCATCGAGCCATCGTCTGTGTGCAGGTAAAGAATCGCGTCTTTGTGATCCTGTTTGAACGCGGCGAAGGCGGCTATCTGCTCGAAGAATGATTTACGCGGTGCGCCGTTACTGCCTTTGTTTGCCGCGACCATTCCGACGATAAACTTATCCTTTGGAAATCCCAAACGTTCACGCGCTTCGTTACGGTCAATCGGATGGAATACTTTGGTGTCAACGCAATGAGGAACATAGTAGCACTCCCATCCCTTGTTCTTCATCATGCGTTCGCCATACTTGCTCATCACAATCGGCTTATGACCTTTCATAACTTCGCGCAATACGCGCTCCGGCACAGGTTCACAGTCGATGGGAAAGTATGGATGCCACTCGATTGATCGTGGAATATTCTCGGGTTCGATCACCCACGCATCCATAAGAGTGATGATGATGTCGGCGTGCGCGGCTTCGGCATGAGCGCCTATCACATCCTGACCATATGGGTGTTTGACCTGCGGATAGATGGGAATGCCCTCGAACATCGCCATGCCGCCCTGAACGCCGTAAAACGCGCCGATAGACATTTCGTGTCCGAGTTTCTTGAGGCGAGGGACGATGAGTTTTGTTTGATTCCCATACCCCGTGCTGACTAGCGGGGAATTGCTAAACCAGTTGATTTTCATAGTGGCGCCCCGCAATGCTCGCAGGTGCCATAATTCTTTTCAGATTTGACGTGACAGAAATGACACGTCGGATGTGATATTGCCCGCTTAATTACATAACAACCCAATTCAGAGGGGCGCGGTGCCAACGCTGTTCCCGCATATGCAGTTGGGTCGTATTCGAGTTCGATACCCGAAAGGACTTCCATGTCGTATTCTCGCTGAAGTTCAAAACTGCGTGATGCAAAGTAGGTCGTAGAATCATTAGCCATTTGTCTATCCTCTTTAGACCCTCCTGGATGGAGGCGGGGCGTCAGGTGTGGGAGGAGGCACACTTTTCGGGCATGATCCTATACGCCCCGCGTGTTGCTTAGCTAGACGTACCGATCAGTTGAGCACCGTGCAGCGGGCGGTATACGCCGTAAGCGTATTCCATGCTCGCATTGACTTCCCACGCGCCGTTACCGGAGTAAGAAGCGTTCCATTGCGGGGCAATGGCGAAGGGTTGGCGAAGGTCAAGCGCGATTGCGGAGCGTCCAAACATGCCGCCTACCGCAGCCGTGCCCGAGGTGATATTGGCGTCGACGAAGAAGTCGATCCCACCAAACGAAGCCTGGTAGAAGTTGCCGATGATGCTCTCTGCAATTGCAGTGTTCTGCATGAGAGTGGGTACACCCGAAGTTGCGGAGGTCAGGTAGTACCACTGGACCGGATGAAGGATGCAGGCGTAGCGACCGAACACCTTTTGAGTGCGGATGTAGGCCTGCGCGCGGAAAATGTTCGCCCATGTGAGCGTTCCGCCTGCGGTTCCAACAGTACCTGCGGTCAGACTGGAGAACAGCCCGACAAGGTTGGTGTCGATGTGCGCGGAAGCGGCATTGCCAAGATGGATACCGGCTTCGCGGGTGGCGTTGGCAGGATCGGATTTGATACGCCGCATGGTGAGTATCGCCTGAGAGCCATAGACCGCAGGGGTCAGGGTTCCGCCAGCGTCCGCATTGAACGCCTGCGCGGTCATATCTGCGGATTCTGCAACAGTAGCGAAGGTTCCGCCGCTATATGAGCCAAAGATACGGGGAGCGGATGATTGAGAATCTGAGAACGTGGTCACGAAAGGTGCGACTACGTTCCCTTCGGTTGCGGCTTGCAACGCAACTTCGTATACATTTGCGACTAAGCCGGAAATGCCAGCATAGGTTGATTCGTTTGCCATGACTTACTCCTTGTTACGACCCCTCCGTTGGAGGCCAGTTGATGCCCCCGCCTTGTCCGAAGATGTTCGTAGAGTTGCCAACGATGAGCCGTTCGTGCTTCTGTTGCGGCGTCTCATTCTGGCTCGCTCCGCTGCCTGGATTGGTCGGGTTGCCGTGAGCGGTGCTGCCTTTCAACAGGTGAGGCTTCGCTTTCGCAAGCTCATCCAGAACGGCGTCAACGCCTTCGACTGTGCCATCGTCTTTGACGGTGACCTTCGACTTATCCACGAGGGCAATGACTACATCAGGGTCGATGAATTTGGTTGATTTGGATAGGATTTCGGATCGGATAAGACGGTCATTGGCGACTTTGAGCACGTTCTCTTTTTCGATGTTCGCCTGCTTCAGTTGGTCCGCGAGTTTTTCCGTCTCGGATTTCTTCGCGTCCTCTTCAGCTTTCTTTGCGGCTTCAAAAGTCTCTGCCGTCTTGCGGTGCTTCTCGGATTCCTTGTTCAGTTCACCGATGCGCTTGGTTGCGCTTTCTAGTTGCGCCTTCAGAGATTCAAGCGTCTCGCCTGAAGTCTGTGATTGCGTTTGCGCAACCGTCGCGGTTGCGTTTGCGTTGGACGTCACGTCCTGCTGGTTGCCAGCGGTTTCAGTCATTTTGTGATTCTCCTAATTGAATTGTATTGAATGGGATTTACAGCCCCGCGTTTATTGGTAGCGGATCACCGGATGTTTACTTTTTGATGCCGTCTTTGTCTACGAGTTTCCAGTCGTAAATCAAATCGTATTGAATATCCAGTGTTGTTCCATCTGTGAATAGAAAAACCAAGTGGCTATCCAATTTTGAATAATCCAGAACGCGTTTTATGGTCTTTCCTTTTAGCAATTCTGTGATTTTGTTGCCTATTCCCTCATCAAATTCACCTTCAGCGATAATTGTCATTTAGTCTCCTCCGACTAAATCCTGCAAACTTGTGACATTCCGCATCGAGCCGTATATCTCGTCTGAGTGTTGTGTCGATAACTGCCCGAATTCAAACTTGCCTTCTTTCCACGCGTCAAACTTTGCATCCCCCAAGATTTCGCGCTGCTTCGCTTCGGATAAATCGCTGAATTGAGACGCCCCGCTCTTGATGTCGTTGGATGCGCCAATGGTCATGGGGATTGCGGTACAGCGTCCGTTGTAGTGATCGTCAAGCGTCTCGTCCAGGCTGTGTTCCGTGCCGTGCATCGCCCAACACGACGCACATGTCTCGCTGTCTAATTCCGCGTACCATATCCACCCTTTGACAACATCACCGTTCGCAAGATACGACGCCCGCCCCGCTTCTCGATAACTCCATATCTGTACCGTGCGTGTCATCCTGAGTGAGTCGGTCAGCGGCATCCCGAACAGGTTGGTAATTAGGCTTGCGATGGTCTTTGGATTCTTGCCCGACATCACGCCGTCGATGATGCTCGCAGAGATGTACTTCTCGAAATAAGGAGCGTAGGATGCGATGCGTTGATATAGCGGTGACCCTTCGTCAAGGTATCTCAATAACCTTTCGATCTGCGCCGGTTCCATCTTGCGGAATGCGCCTTCGATGCCCGCCGCCCTGACTAACTGTTCCGCGTGATCCATGCCCACGGGGATGATTGACGTTGCCGCGTTCGTCGCTGTTGCGTCGAGATACGTCTGCCACGCCTTCAACTTCTCTTGCGCGTCTGCCATGAGCCGCTTGAATTCCGTTGTGTTCGCGACGTTCGGTATCCCCTTCGCCGCTTCGATGAGCTTGACGAGTGAATCAATGTCACCCTGCAATGGCTTATACACAACGCGGTCATAAGCGCGCGCCAGGTTCGCCAGCGTTTCGGCGTCCTTAGCGTCTATCTCTTTGCGGAGGTCTGCAATCAGCTTTTCGAGTGGGGTCAATTGTTCTTTATGCCGTCTTTGTCCACGAGTTGTGTGTTGTCAATTGCCTTATTCTCTTTCGGACGCTTATTCCAACGAGAGATATAATCATGTGCTCCGCAATCTTCACAAAAGGCGTCCATTCCGCCAGAACCGTAATCCCTGATTGATATGTTGTCGCTTCCACAACTCCAGCATTTTTTTACTTTGATTTTCTCTTTCATTAGTCTCCTCCGACTATTTGCCTAATAGCTTGGCGGGACAACAAACCCCGCACTCTTATCGCGGTTGAAATTATCCAGAATCATTCCGCCCAGATTCTTCTCGCTCGTCTTGTCGTTCGCAATCTTCTCTTGTTCCTTCGCCCAATCGATACCCAAGCCCATAGCCGCTGTTTCTTTCGATTCGAGCCCGCCATTGATTAGCGTTTGATGGTATGCGGCGATTTCTACGAGGTTCTGCGGTATCACGTCCTGCCAATGGATTGTGCCAGGGTCAGGGTCAGCGAATCCGCCCATGATGAGCAGCCGTCTGTTCAACTCGCACAACATCTCGCCATACAATGCCCGCTTCGTCTCGAGTTTGGTCAGGGTGTCCTCGTACATGACGCGCAGCCCGAAGTTGGTCAGGTTGCCGAGCTTGTCCGCAATGCTGTCAAGGTCAACCGTGCGCGTTGTCGCCATGAGTTCCTTGACGAGCCACTGAAGAAAGTTGGACGAGCCAACCATTTCTTGCATCTGGACTGAGTTCAACGTGCCTTCGCCAACGTCGATAATCTTGTCTGTTCCGCTAACAATCTCTTTGATGCTGCCTAGCTTATTCCCCCACAACTGAGGCGCGGCGTGTAAGCGATTAGCCTTCTGGATGTTGGACGCATTGAGGTTGATGGCGTTCTGTAACTCGATAATGGGTTCGGTGATGTCAGGCACGCCGTAAGCGGACGACACAGAGGGCAGGTTCTGACAATGCACAACGGGAGCGAAGTCAGTCCACTCCCAGTCAACGTCTTCTGTGACTTCCTGCTTGTTGCCTTCGCGCGTGATCTTCTTGACGGTCCACTTGCCGTCAACATTCTCGCTGACTTCCTTGACAGACTTGTCGCCAATGGAATAGCTTATCGTGTAGCGGATGACCTCATCAATGTCTTCAGGCGAGGTGTCCATCGTGACGAACGCGGGGTCAACTGCCACGAGTTTGGGCAGGTCAACGCCGTTCTGCACGATCTTGACGAACGCCGTGCCGGCTATCGAGCCATTGACGCCCACCTTGTGCAGCAAAATCGACTTATGATTGGCGTCCCAAACGCTGTCAATGTGTTCCTGTTCCTTCGAGGTGTCATCGCCGGGAAGGTCAAACTCAATGTCTTTGCCGAACAGCCAGGATACCCAACGGTCAACGATCAGCCCAATGATGTTGATGATCACGTTGTCGTCTGTCTTGCCTGGCGAGACAATGAGGGTATGTTTCTGGCGTCCAGCCGCATAAGCGCGGTTGCGCTCAATCCTTTTCGCGCGCTCGTCGGTTATGGCGTCGAAGCCCAACCAGTTGCGCACGCCGTCTCTAATATTGTCAAATATGCTCATGTGTCACCAATCGAATGGGTTGTCTATGAGGGAAAGTTGCGGCTGCTTCGCGCCATTCCAGGCTAATGCCAGGCTCATAACGCAGTCGTCGTGCATCCCGCTCGGAGCGCCGTATTTCATTGCGCCTGAAGGCGTCCGCTCCATTTCGTATGATTGCAATTCGCTGATAAGCACAGGGTCAGGGAGGATCTTGAGTTTCATTTGTTCAAACGCGAGTGATAGTGATTCGATAGCTTCGGTCTTACTCGCGCTCGTGGTGTTGAATGCTGTTACTGGTAGTCCTGCCCGCTGAAGTTGCTCAATAAGCGGGTCGCCCATGCTGTTTTTTTCTGCAATGATCTTTACTGGTTTGTACTTCTCGTATAACGCGGTCAATCTTTGGAGTTGAAACTGATAGTCGATCTGGTTGAAGCGGTCTAGCTCTGCGAGTTCACTTGTGTTTGTGTCGATGATTGTCAGGACCGTAAAATCGTTTGACTTCCCCCAGTCCACGCCCATGACATAACTGTGACCGTCTACCTTGCCGCCTTGAGCGGTTGCCGCGTCCATCA